CGTGGCGTAGTAGGCGTAGTTGGACTCGCTGATCGGTGGGGCTACGCAGACACCGTCGTAGCCGACATGGCAGGTCCGCCACTCCGCGATGTGACCGAAGACCCGACCATCCTCGGTGACCGTCAGATGGGTCGGTCCATCCAGCCCCGGGTCGCGGAACCATGCCGCCGGAGGCTTCAGTCCGACTGAACTCGCCACCAGGGCCACGGCCGGAGCCGGGTCACCGGTCGGCTTCTTCAGCGAGCCACCTTCGAGTGGAGCATGGCCGGGCCAGAACCCCGTCGCGTCGTGGTGCCACTGCGAGCAGATCTGGTTGATGAAGCGCAGCTTCTCCGGGCTGTCCTCACCGATCTCCTCGCCGACCTCCGTGAGGCACCGGTAGAAGTCACCCGGCACTCCCCATTGGACCTTCTCGTACCCGGCATGACCGGGCACCGTCCAGTAGTCGTGGAGTCGCTTGGTGTCTTCCGGATTGGTGAGCCATCCAGGCCCACGCCCAAACTGACCACCGTTGTCAGTTGGAAGTTCGGCTCCACGCTCCAAGCTGGCCTTCAGCGCGTCCGGCGGCTCCTCACCCAGAGTGGAGTACGCGCCACGCAGCGCCCGGGCGGCCGATGCCTTGGCCTCGGCCGGACCGTCGGTCTGGTTGAAGCGAGCGGCTGCTGCATGGACGCCGGCGCGGGAGAGCGCACCGCCCGGAGTCTTGATCGGCAGCTTGTGGCAGGACTTCTCATCGCCGGTGCAGACGTGCATCACGCACGCCGACTTCCACTGGGCCGGGGTGTACTGGCCGGCACTGCCGTCCCAGGTCCCCTCGTCGACAAAGACCTCAGCCGACATCATCGGCTCATCGCCGTCCGGCTCCTGGCCCTTGGCCGCCAGGCAGTCCTCGTAGTCCGGGGAGGACGGGTCGCACTCTTCGTCGGCATCGGGGTCGGTCAGGTCGACGACCGGCGCATTGGCGATGTCGGCCGCGGTCACCTCGCCATCAGCCTCGGCCCAGGTGCCGAGCGCGACGAACGCCTCCGGAAAGGCCGGGATGCTGACCAGGCTGGCCGAGGCGATCCGCGCGCTGGTGAAGGTGATCTGGCCGGAGTCCTCGTCGAACTCGAACTCACCGTCATCGGCGTCCACCGAGACGCCGAACTTGCCGAACTCCGCGAGCAGGCCGACGACCTCGTCGGTCTCTGGCGTGTCGACGAAGACACCCTCGCCGCGCATCATCCCGTCGACCCGCTCGATCGAGTTGATCCGGCCGACCACGACCGAACCGTTGTGGCCCTCACCGGATGCCTTCTGCCAGGTGAGCGGGAGCGGCAGGTCCCGATGCCGCAGAGAGTCGATGGCGAACCGTCGGCCGTCACCGGAGAACACCCCCTCGGGGGCCAGCACACCGTGCCAGTTGAGCGGAGTGTCGAGGGGCATGGGGTTCTCCTTGTTCGCAGCCGCCAGTGATACTCGGCTGACGGGCTTCAGTACACACCGGCAGTTGATGACGTTCTCGATGGATCCGCGAGGATCGCCGGGATAGCGCAGATTCTCGCCACCGACGAAGAAGTACGCGCCGGCCGGGCGGCGCTGGGTATCGGCGGCAGCATGCGCAGGACGGACGTGGTCGTCATGCATGGTCAGCCAGGCGAGCATCACCGGCTCGTCGCCGTCGACCACTGCCTGCCGATAGGCAGCATTCTGGGTCGCCACCGCCAGCCAGGTGGTCACGGTCTCGGGGTTCGAGGTCTCCTCGGTCGCTCCGACCAGGCCGCGCAGCGATGCCAGAAATCCCGCCGTCCGGCCCCGGCGCTGGCCACCGGCCGCGGCGTAGGTGTCGAGGTAGAGCTGGGTCAGGACCTCGAAGATGTCGGAGGTGTCGTTCGGGTGGTTCAGCCACTCCTGAACGTGCGGACGAAGCGAGTTGATCGCCGCGTCCTGCGAGGCCCGGCGCTCTGCGGCGAACTCATCCATCAGGCCGGCACCTGATCGGCCAGCCGCAGCCAGTTCACCAGCCGGTCCCGGCGGTGGGGTGACTGCTCCTTCAGCAGTGACTCGACGTAGTTCTCCAGCACCGGCACCACGGAGTCCGCATCAGCGATGCCGTCCAGCACCTGTGGCGCACAGGCGAAGGCGTCGGCCAACAGCCGGGAGGCATCGCCGTTGGCTCTCACATAGACGTGCGTCTCGTAGCTGGGCACGCCGGGCGGCTTCGCCACGGTCTGGCGCAGTCGGTTGCCGGCCCGCTCCAGAGCCCGGAAGACCAGCGCCTCGGACGCGGCGACCAGCGCGGACTCGGCGGGCGTGCTCGGCCGGGTCGGATGATCTTCCAGCGACGGGGCCGGTCGGGCCTCCCGGGTCACCGTTCCGGGAGGGACGGTGACACCGAGATCGATGCCGAGCGCGGAGAGCGCACCCTGCACCTGCTCCGGTGTCGCGGAGCCGGAGGCGACCTTGATCAACAGCCACTGGTGGAACTCGTCCGACGTCGGCGTGTCGTCGTCGTCGAAGCCGTTCTCCCGGCGCAGCGCATCGGCGGAGATGAGGCCGCGGTCGTACAGCTCGAACGCCTCCTTGCTCCGGTCCGGCCGAAGTCGGAGAGAGGAGGTGTCGTAGATGATGATCGCGGGCGGGTCATCACCGACCATCGGGCGCAGGTAGCCGATCACAATGGCGTTCGCGATCACGTCGAGCATCGGCTCGATGTGCAGCTTGATGGTTGACTCTTCAACCTGCCATGCGCCCCAGTGGGAGACGCCGGTACCGGTCGTGCTGCCCTGGCTGCCTCGGGCGGCCATGCCGAGGATCTGCTCGGGGGGCAGGTCCATGCCGAGAGCGAAGCGCCGGATCGCCTCGGCCCGCAGCTCCATCGCATGACTGTCCAGCTGCGACCAGAACTGCATCAGCCGTGGCTTGTCGATCGCATCGTCCGGCGCGGTGACGACGATCGGGATCATCGCGCTCGGGGACGACGGGTCGTTGATCGGCGTCATCATGGCGTCGGCCAGGGTGAGCATGAAGGCGTCGGCGTCGTTGGCGGTCTCCGGTGCCGATCCATCCACGGTCGGTGGCGGGGGGAACGTCATCCCCTGCGGCATGATCAGAATCCCGGCACCGGCCAGTCGGCTGGTGATCTGGGCAAAGACGTGGCGGGTCAGCCACTCGATCTCCGACAGGATCGGGAGCAGTGACCGGAAGGCCGAGTCAGCCTCGATCCGGCGGGCCGGGTTCGGCAGCCAGATCCGGATGACCACGTCATCCTCAGTCAGCGGCACCGCCGGCAGACCGTCGCCGTAGTTGATCTGCCAGGAGGTCCCGGCGACCACCATCTCGATACAGGAGACGATCTCCCAGGTGTCGATCCCCTCGACCTGGCGACCGACCAGGTAGCACTCACCGGCGATGGTCAGGTGGGTGCCGATCGCCTCCAGCATCTGGGTCTGGCCGTCCTTGCCGTTGAACAGCGCCTGCAGCGCATCGGCGGCCGGGCCGGTCGTCTGGGCCCGCGGAGTCTGGTCGGGGCCGAGCAGCGCGGCGCTGAGTGTCGCCCGGGAGACGGCGTGGCCGAAGAACTTCGCGGCGAACCGCGCCTCACCGCAGATGGCGAAGTGCCGGTATGCCTCCGCCTGCCAGTCCTGGCGGGGTTGATAGATGCGTGCTGCCTTGCCGGGGTACCTGGTGGCCGAAGCCACCATGGCGGTAGTCGGGATCACAACCGCCGGCGGTTCGGTCTTGCGTCGAGGCATGGGTGTCTTTCCGCTCCGGGAGTTACCCGGAGTTTGGCACAGATCGCCTGGCCGGAGCCAGGATCACGGCTTCAGTCGGGACTGAAACTCAGTCTGCGCCATCCACTGGTTGATCGTAGGAAACCAGGATCGCAGCTCCGTAGCTCATGACGCCCCACCAGATGTTCGGCAGCCACCACCACCAGGCCAGATTGGAGAGCAGCGCCCAGGTGATCATTCCCAGCGAGAGATAGGGAGCCAGGCAGAAGCCGCACTCGAACAGCTTGAACCATCGGCTCTCACCCATCCGGGCGGCGATCCTGCTCCGAATCCACAGCATCGGAGGGAAGTCGTCGTAGGTGATCAGTCTGGCGGTGCGGCCAACGGAGACGGTACCGACAATGACGGCCAGGACCCAGACCCACCAAGGGTGGGGCAGGCCGATCAGCGCGATCACCCGACCGCCCGGAGGTGGCCACGCTGGACGGTCCGGCCGCGCAGCAGGGTGTTCGGGTCGGCGATGGCCGCGGGCTCGATGTTCCGCAGGAGTTCGGTGGCCCCGTGGACCAGGGCATCGACGCGGTTCGGAGACGGGCCGAGACCGGGCACCCAGGTGGTCTGCTCGTCCTCCAGCTCACCCAGGTCACCGACATGGGTGACCAGCTTGCGCTCGTAGCGGGCCACGATCGGCTCGGCCCGGATCGCCTTGCCGCGCCGCGAGTTGACCAGGATGATCCGGGTCAG